CAGGTGTAAAAATTCAGCATTACGATAACTTTTTCAGGGATTATGATATGGGCGGGTTTCTGCAAGCCTACCCGGTTGACTTTACCGAAATTAAGGACGATGAATATGCGATGAATACCTTTGAGTTTGGATATTCCACTTACGAGCAAGGCGATAACGAAAAGAACACGACCGATGCAATACATACCGACCAACAAAAGTCATTACCGAGCGATAGAACGCTAAACACGAAGCAGATTGAGTTAAACATAATTCGCGATCCGTTTGCGGGTGGGAAGGCTCAAAGGGACGGTGTGAACACCAAAAACACCACTTCCTTAGAAAATGATACCAAAGTATTCGTTTACGATATTGTGCCTTTACCCCCAGGTACATACAGAAAGTACGGACTTAATTTATTAGCCAGAAAAAGCAACGGACGCTTGGAACTGCTTAACACATCAACCGACTCAAACAGCACGTCTTTTAGGTGGGACACAATAGGCGTAACCGTTGGAGGTAACTTTGAAATATTCTCAAATGCAGCAAATGGCGGGTTATTTCAAATTTTTTCAATCACCCCTACTGCGTTGGTATTACAGCCTATAAGTCCTGTTACGGTTGTAGATTATGAAGGATATGTGGTTTTCGGTTTCACAATCACAGGCGTTTCATTCGTAAACAGAACCGACGAAGAAATGATAGTTGAGAATATCCAGAACGGTGATAACTTCGGGAACTTGCTTCATTCGCCACGCAGAAATATTATCGAATGGGAAAGTTGGTTGGCCGCTGCTGCAATGTACGATCCGACCGGAATTATTCGCACGACATCATTTAAAAACAACGGACTTGCGCGGACTAAGTTTAGGAACGAGCGTTTTTATCAAGAAAATGAAGAAATCCCTGTTTCGTCATTGAAAACAGCTGTTTTAAGACCTGAATTAATAAATACGACGGTATCGGCTACTTTACAAGAAGTTGTTGAATTGGAACGCTTACAGGAAACGGAATTCGGGTTTATTCGGGTTCAAACGCCTAACGGAATTGAGAAAATATTTATTAAAAAGTCCGAGTACAACATTCGGGGTGGTTTTTTAAAAATAACAGGCTGGCGCAAAAACGAACCTGATTTCATTGCTATTGAAAGATCGGGTGAATTTGTTATGATTAACGGCACGCCTTATGGTGAATTTAGATTTAATGTATCTGAATATGGATTAGTTTCTTTATTCGATGTAAAAAATATCTTACTTAATAAACCACAACCCTACCAAAAAGTAACAATAAATGGAAACACCTATACAAATGTTGTTGATTTTGTTGCGGCATTGGAAAATGTTTAGTAATATTGTCTACTGAAATATAACAAGCGGAATATTAGAGGGATTCCAATTGTACGATATACAGAGTTGAATTAATAGTTTAACTTCTGAAACCGTGACCCGACGAACCTCTAATTTGTCGGGTTTTCGCGTTTTATAAATAATTAGGATTATGGAAAAAGAAAGTATTACATTTTTAAAAAACATTATCTATAGCGAAAAAAGCACTACAGAGGAAAAAAAGATTGCGATAGATAAAATAAAAGATATAGACAAAATGTTGTCAGAGATAAAACGTAAACAAATAGAAGGTGCTATTTTGTTTATTAAAGTTTATTACGCATCTATAGTAATAGTTTCTATTGTTGTAATACTATTAATATTAATTTATAAAAAATAACATTATGAAACACATTTTCAAAATCGGTGATGGAATGAGCATCGAAAACAGTACGGCAGAGGAAAGGAAAGAAATTTGGCAATTATTGATATCAAAAGGATATAAATTTAAAAATGAAGAAGAAATATCTTACCTGTCGGAATGGGGTTTTATGCTATATTTCGACGAAACATTTATTGCTTCAAATTCAAATCCAATAAACCCACTAACCTACTCACAAATGAAAGCGTTAATCCTTGGCGACACTTCAAAAATGCCGTTTAAAGCAGCTTGTGAGGCAATCAAACACGGAACGCATCAGATTGAAAAGGATTGTAATAATCTGGATTTGCTTAGGGATGTTTTGAAAGAGGCGTTTCCTGAACACGCTATGTTAGAGGTTTATTTAAACGAAAAAATAAGCAGGGGAGATATTGTTTTTAAAAGGCACTACGCTCGGTTAAAAGAGCTTGCGATTCATTATTATGGAGTTGACCTCCCAATCATCAAACTATCAGAGATAATGCCTAAAGAGGTGAATGTTCCGCTTATGGCTGTTGATGCTGCGATTAAGGCTTTAAAAGTTAAACCTGACAATTATGAAGAAACCTTAATTCAAAAATCCGAAAGGTTGGTTTATGATTTGCAAGAGCTTGTAAAAGAAAACAAAGAATTGATTTCGCAAAGGGATTGTATTGGACGGGATATCCCAACCCTAACGCGAAAAGAAGCCGAAGAACAACTTAACGTTAAAATTGTAGATTGATGAAGCGGCAAAATTATTTTAAAGTCCATAAAAACAAAATCAAAAGAAAACGAGTTTTAGAACTTTGGAAATACGTACCGCCTAAAATAACCTTAGTTTTTAAAAAAGGATCAGAGTTTCATCAATATTACATTTTTAATACCACTTTTAAATCCTTGCTGTAATGGTAAGGATTTTTTATTATATTTACACCATGACAATTGACAACGCACTTTTACGCTTTAAAACCTCTTTAAATGCCGCCAAAGAACTAGGCGATAGTAAAGTAGCCAATGTGTTTGATTGGTCGTTCTTATGCGTTTCTCCTGTTGAAGAGTACCTTCAAATATCCAACTTCAACACCGATGTTAATTTCGGCGGCGACTACAAAGCCGAATTAGTTGATTGCTGCGATAAGGTACTCAAAGACATTACCAGTAACGTTTTCATTTATCAGGGTTCAAACTCGGAATCCGGTTATCAGAATATAGCGGTTGAAATTGCTTACATTGGCGACTTTTACCCGAACTGGGGGCGTAAATGTTACCTTAAAATATCGCATTGGGCGGGTGGCGAACCTGTTAGTGATTTAGTGATTTACAGCAATCCATTTCACGTGGCGTATAATCTAAAAGAAGTGTTACGCATCGATTACAGAGGTTACGGAATGAACAACGGCGTTGATTATACGAACTTTAATTTCATGCAGTCGTTTGGGCTGAAAGGATTTTACAGCAATCTAATCAACAACACTCAGTCTGAAGAATATCAACAAGCCCCAACACAATCCGGAGCCGTTGGCGTAACAATATCTTCAGAGCAAAACACTTCATACGCAAGAAGATTTATACTTTTAAACGCTACGGACTATGCGTTGACTAAATTAATCGGATGGTGTGGCTCTCCAAGGTTTTACATAGAAGGAACACGTTACACGTCTAATCAGGTTGTTGTAGGTGAAAGACAAGGAAACAGCAACTTTTATGATGGTGAAATAATAGGCAAGCCTAATGAATTGGACATACACCAAAGAGGATTACAAATCGCACCGCTTTTATCATTCTCGCCAATTTATCCGGTCGGGGTTTATACATTAGCAGGACTGCTGCCAACAATACAAGGTCAATTCAACTACCCGATTACATTGGGCGTTGGAAACTTGTACGTTAGGAAAGTTTCTGACGGTTCGATAGTAAATACTTTCACTCAGTCGGATATTGTCGTAACAGACAATTCCTTTGAAATAAATCAAGCCGCTGCTGATGAAAACGGCGAATATTATATTACTTTTGATGAAAGTTTGTTTTCGTTTCCGTTCGGGCAAAGTGAGTATGTTGTTGATTGGGAGTTTAGCATAGCGGACGGCGATTACGATGATGATGATTACGAATCAGATGATTACTTTACAAATTAAAATATGAGATATTCAGTAATATTTGGGCAAATCCAGACGTTTATCAGAAACGCAACGCCAAAGGTATTAAAAGCCAATCATGCAACGGTTGAAGAAAACACGCTTAGTTCAGTGTTTAACACGCCTGTTTTTGACAACCTTACAACACAAACAAACATTGTGACTACGGCATTGCCTGGTGGAACATCTGGAACTTTAACCGCAAATATTTGCTTCAGACAAATTGGGAGCCAAATAAGAATGGATATTGTGATTAACAATTTAACAAGTTCTGCGCTGAATGGGTTCAATTTATTTTCATTCAAGCCTGATGCCGGAAGTTATATCAACAACTTTATGCCTAGCGATATTGAAGACCCTGCAACCGGACTTCCTAAAATCAGCACGCAAAGAGGTTTTAACGGAACTTCGACAATAGCACAATTCGCAATTGGATGGATTTCAGGCACACCTGTTTTGAAATGCTACGGACAATTACCTTTTGGAATCACAACCCTAGACATGATTTACGACCAAAAACAATAAAATGATAAATTACATTATGGCAATTATACTAGCTACTTTCAATCCTACAATACGCCCTGATTTCAGCAGGAATTTACTTCCGTACGCTTCAACTTTCAATGAAACGCAAGCTTGGAATGTTTCTGGCGTTGGCGTAACTCCGGGAACTGTTATAAACGATGCGACACATCACAGATACGGAACAAAGGCTTTGCGTATTAACAGCACCGCAGACACGACTTTGTATTTTGATTTGGCAGATGCTTTAAATTTTACCGCTGAGCAAACCGGAATGTATGTTGTTTCATTTGAAACGTATCATGAGGATTTGTTAGGCGATGATCCTAATTTTATCGCCGAATTTTACATTAACGGCATTAATCCGGTTCAAATACAAGCTGATTTAATCCAAGGGTCGGAAAGTGAAAATGTATGGCAGCGGTTCTCGCAAATAATGAATTTAACCGCAGGAGATGTTGTTTCGTTCAAAGGTACGTTCACAAGTGGTGCAGCAGATAGCACGTTTTGGTTAGATGGTTTGAAAGTCGAAGCAGATCCTAACAAAACAGGTTTTCCAAGCGTGTACGCTGAACCTGAATTATTAGGCAAATCAGTATCGTTAACTTTTGGAACCGTAGCAGCCGGAGCAAGCACAACGCAAGTTGTAGCAATGCCTGAAGCGCAGGACGGAAACATCGTTCATTACGGGGTTAGAAACGCAATTATGATATTGGGTGGCACTTGGGGCAAGGCTTATGTTAGTTTTCCTGGTTTTGTGACAATTCCGGTTACAAACAACACGGGTTCATCAATCACTTACAACGAGGCGGCGTTTTTGATTAAAATAGAGAAGTAATGGCAAGGAAACTATTAATAAAGAAATACAGCGAAGGTATTTTTGGTCATAAAGATTTTGAAATAGCCTTGGAGTTTTTCGTGTCTAAATTCTTTATTGATATTGACCAGAATTATTTTCAGATAAAAGAAGGTAACGGCGGTTCCGGAGCAAGACGGTTTCAGTATTTGTTTACTGATGTTTCTATTCAGGTCGGAAATGGCGTAATTGAAACGTATAGCTCAAAACAGGCGTTACTTGCCAGATTAATTGAAATTCGCTATACGGGAATGATGGATTACGTGCCGCCAGGAGGCGCAGTAACCAGTATCACAGTAAATGACGAGAATTACACACCAGACGGTAACGGATTGGTGAATTTAGGGACTATTGGCGGTGGCGGTTCAATTGCCACTACCCAAACATTTACCGCAACAGAGGGTAATCCAAAAACATTTACCTTAACAGGTGGCAAAATAGCTATTCAGGTTCATTCGGCACGTGGTTATGTTCCCAAATCGGCTTGGTCGCAAACAGGATCTAACGTTGATGTTGTTTGGGATTTCTTTGATGGTGACGATGTTGATATTTTAGTCCAATAATTTAAATTACACTTATGAAAAAATATTTATTACTGCTTTTAGGATTTACGGCGTTGGCTCAAAATCCGCAGCCTTTCCCTAATGGGGCAAGGCTTTCAAATATTACAGGATACCCAAACACGGACATTTCTATAAATTCCACAACAGGCGGTTTGCTTATTCCGAGAATGACAACCACGCAAAAAGAGGCTATTTCAAGTCCTACGATGTTTACGCAAGTGATTGATGTGACGCTCGGAAAACATCAGTATTACGATGGTTCTGTTTGGGTAGATAGCTTTGGCGGCGGATCTCAAAACATCAAGCAAACCCTAGACAACGGTAACACAGCTTTAGGTGTTGGAATGGAACTTATCGAAGATGGTACCGATCCTTTTAATCCGATTGGAGGCTATATCAAAATTACTGATTCGGCTGGAAATTATACCAATATCACAGGTGGTGGATTTGGGGTTCAAGAGTTTGGAACATTTCAAAACACCGCATATTCATTCAATGGATTTTCAAACCTATCAGAAACAGGAAACACTCAGGTTTTATTTGAAACGCCTACCGATTACACAGGAACTTGGATATTCCCAGACTTAGCAGCGGGTACTGACAGGGTTGCGGGTGAACAATGGGTAATTGATAACTTCCCTGGCGGCGGCGGATTCCAAAACCCAGCAACTGAAGATTTGGATATGAACCTGATGAATATCTTAAATGTAAAAGACATTAGTTTTTCAGGATTAATTAACGGAGGCGCTTTGTCGGGAACCAATACAGGTGACAACTCTCCCAACTCAACATCCCAACCTCTTGATTCAGATTTAACTGCTATTGCAGCACTTACAACAGATTCATTTGGGCGTGGTATATTAACCCAAACGAGTGCGGCTAACGTACGAACTTACATTGGAGCCGGAACAGGAAACGGAACGGTTACAAACGTCACAGGTGTATCAGGAGAAACAACCGTAGCAAATAACACGACAACACCCGTAGTCGGAATCTCATCGGCTTATACGGCTGCGAGGGATGCGGTAGCGAATGGAAAAGTAGAAAACAACCTTACAGCATCAACAACGGTTGCGCCGAGTAAAACGGCTGTTAATGGTGGTTTGGCTTTAAAAGAGGACGTTTCCAACAAATCAGACGATGCTAATTTAGGAACATCAACAACGCTTTACCCAACACAAAGGGCGGCTAAGGTTTATTCAGACGCTTTGTACGCTTTGACATGGCAGGGATTAGGAAATACAGCTGTAAACAATAACATGGTTTTGGGTACAGCCTCGGGAAGTAACTTTAATTGGAGTGCGATTCGGAACGGCGCACAAATGCTTATTTTTAACAACAATGCAATCGGTGTTGGCGGAAACGTATTTTTTACGGGCGGAAACGTAGCAAATAACGGTCAATTAGGTATTGGGAGTACAACGACTGCGTTGAGTTATTCCAGAGCCTTAAACGATGCTGTAGATTTGGCAACTCTTACTAATTCAGGAGCTACATCAACGGGTAGAAGTTTTGTTTTGCGTTCTAATATTGGTGGAACTACGGCAGACAGATTTTCGGTATTAAAAAATGGTCAAGCAGAAGGACAGCCAGCGACTTCGCCTACACAGTTAATGACATTAGGTCAATTGGGATCTATCAGCGCATCCACAATCGCATTGACGAAAGCCGCTTTAAATGCTGCTTATCCTGATGTTCCGGTCGGTCACGTTGTACAAGCCAAAGACGTAACAACCGGGCCGATGATTTACATTAAAAACTCAGAAGCAGGAACGGCAGACGTTTGGCTTTCAATCGTAGCAACTTTAACACCTTAATTTTATAGAAATGAAATATCAAAACTTCGCCAAAACTATGGCGGCATTACTCGGGATGTTTGTGATTTACTGTTTTTTTGCATCATACAGCGAAAACCAAGAAGATGGGCCAATCGGTACGAATCCGGTTTCTTACTTCTTTACCGATGCTACTATTGAAAGTTTGAAAGTGAATTACCACGCCAAAGGAACGGCTTCCGATAGTTTGGTTGTGCATAATAATACTACCAAACAACTTAATGTAATCGCTCCTATTAAAAGGTCAACGCCATACTCAGGAACTACAAACGCATCAGGAGTGTACACGGTAACATTCGCTACGCCTTATGCAGTCGCTCCGAACATCCAAGCTAATATGGTGAACCAATCAGCTACAAATCAATTTTTGAGAATATCAGCTATCAGCACGACCGGATTTACAGTCAATACATTTTCGCGCGCATCCTTAACCGTGTTAGGCTTAGAATTATTGGCCGCTGCGACGGTTGTTGTTCCGAGTGCTCCGGTAGATGTTTTAATTACAGAAAAGTAACCAATTAATTTTTATACAAATGGACATAGTTATCATCAGGACGAGAGCGCCTAAATCACCAGCAGAAGCACAGGAATTATTAGATATGGTTTTGGCAGAAGAAGCAGCCGGGAATTTAGTGCAGACCGTTGACTGGGCAAGAGCTGGGATTCATCCAAGACCAACAAGACCGACCTCTTAAATGAGCGTTTTGCACAAACATATTATAGCCATATTCCTTTGGAGTGTGGCTATTTTGTATTTAGATCACTTTGGATATTACTACTATTTTTCAGGTCTTATTTACAGTATTGAGTGGTTGTATTTGCTTGCGTGGATTGCTGTTAAGTATGACGGTCAAAAAAAGAATGTAATTGTTTCGGCTGCTATTGGATCATTATTCGCTTTCAATATATTTTCAATCTCACAGGCTATATTTTGTAGCGTGATTTATATGCAAAGATTGGGGTTTTGCCTTGATGGAACTGAAAATATAATCGATCAAACACAATCCGAATGGCTTTGCTTTCATTACTTTATATCGGGGTTGTTTGCAATGTTCGTGTTTTTTTATTTTATAATTAATTGGGAAAAGTGGCTCGAAGTGTAAAATAATGTTTATGTTTGCGTACTGTTTTATCGGCTCGAAACGTCTAACAGTCAATTATCAAACTATTTAATTTGATAGGGAAAACCCGTAGCATTCGAGTGTTGCGGGTTTTTTCGGTTTAATACTTTTTAATTATGGAAAATCTAGGCAAACTAACCCTGTTTTTAATTATGATTGTTTGTGCTTCGTTAACTTCTTTGTTGGGAGTTAAAGTGATAATATCTATTGCAAATCTTTACGGAATTGAATTTGTTAAAACGTTCTCTTTCGTTCAGGTCTATGGAATATTAATTTTGTTCGGAATCTTAAAATACAAACCAAGTGAAAAAGAGTCAGACGAAAAAGAAAAAACAACTACTGAACAAGCTATTAAAAATGGTTTTATATCTGTTTTTGAAGGGTTGATGCATTATTTAATCGTGTGGGGATTGGGTTTTTTAATGTTCTATATTCTTTCATAACTACTTCTAATCAAATCCCGTCCTAACAGTCGGGATTTTTTATTTACATTTGATTATTAATTAAATACTTATGATAAAATTACATCACTGCAAAAACGAAGACTTATTTCCCGATATTTTAAATGAATCTTTAGATATAGTTTGTATAGATCCTCCATACAAATATTTGAAAAATCAAAAACTTGAAGTTGACTTTGACGAACAATTGTTTTTTGAAAATTGTAAACGTGTTTTAAAAAAAGACGGTTTTATTATCCTGTTTGGCCGAGGAACTTCATTTTATAGATGGAATGTAATATTAGAAAATCTTGGATTTACTTTCAAAGAAGAAATTATCTGGGATAAAAGAATGATTTCTTCGCCCCTTATGAACTTAAATAGAGTCCACGAAACTATATCTATTTTCACAAAAGGCAAAGGAATAATTAAAAAAAATAAAGTTCCTTATTTAGAAATGAAAGGACACGATTTAGAATCAATAATTAAAGATGTAAACAGATTAAAATCTGTTTTCAAAAACACCAAGTCTCTGGATGCTATATTGGATTATCTTGAAAATAAAAACTTTGGTTTTACAGAAAAACATACAACAAGGCACGGTGTTCAAGTTGAAGGACACACAAAAGATAGAGATAGGAATATGAATACTATAGCTTCGATTTGTCAAGGATATACGGAAAAAAGTATTATTTCAGGATCAGAAAGAAAGGCTAAGTTTAATTCAACAGTACAACCAAGCAATCTTATTAATGAAGAGCGAAAGGTAGCGACTTTAAAAATTGTTGACGAGGGAATGACCGAAAAAAGCATAATACCTCAATCTAGGGACCATTATACATCTATTCATCCTACTCAAAAGCCTGTTCGTTTACTTGAACGCCTTATTCAATTGGTTTTGCCAAAAACAGGAGGGGTTGTTATAGCTGATTTTTTTGGCGGTTCTTTTTCAACGATGGAGGCTGTTGTTAATCTACAAAAAACATATCCGAATTTACAATTGGAAGGGATTTCATGTGAAATGGATCAGGAATATTTTGATTTAGGAAAAAAAAGAATTGACGAAATATTACAAACCAACAACAAACAATTACAATTATTATGAAAAAATTACTCCTACTCCTACTTTTCCCAATCCTAACTTTCGGACAATGGACAAAGCAACAATCCAAAACAGGCGAACCGCTTTACGGACTTGATGTACAAAAGCTCACAAAACAACTGAACGCTAAAAAAGTAACCGTCCCTGATTCCGCTGGAAATTTATCGCAGTACGCACTTATTGAAGATTTTAATTTTACTGATTCAAAAATAGCACAGAAATACGGACTTCGGAGTTTTCACGGTTTTGATAAAGACGGGCGCAGCATTTCAATAGCCGTTTCAAAAGAAGGTGTTGAGGCGACAATTACGGATTCCCTGCAAACGTTTGTACAGCCAACAGGCAGCGGATATAAAATCGGGCGGGTAGAAAGCAAAAGGCAGTTTTCATGCGATGTTGACGAAAGGCAAGTTATATCTGATTTTACGGATAGAGCTAAAGCAAATCAAAAGGTTGCGGTTGTTCGAGGTGATTTAACTGTTATCCGAATGGCAATCGCTATCAATTTTGAGGGCATGAAGCAAATCGGCTTAACACAGGCGAAAGGACTTGCGTATTTGAATACGTTAATGACCGCCATAAACAAGCAATTAAGATCCGATAACGGTGTAATTGGTCAATTGGTAGTAGGGAATGAAAAGCTGCTTTATTTGACCGCTTCTGATCCTTACACGAACCAAACAAACTGGATAAAAGAAAACCAGGCGAATATTGATAAAGTAATCGGTTCTGCGAACTATGACCTCGGACACGTTTTAACTATTGGGGTTGGCGGAAATGCTGGCGGCATAGGAACAGTTACAAATCCAACTTTGAAGGGTTCCGCTTATTCAGCAACGCCAGATATGAATGATCCTTATTTCTTTACCGATGTGGTTGTTCATGAAATCGGACATCAATTGGGCGCAACCCATACTTTCAGCTACAAAGGTGTTGGCGTGGCAAATATGGAATCTGGTAGCGGATGCACAGCTATGGCTTACGCAGGAATTGCCGGAGCAAATTATAATTTACAGGCGCATTCTTATCCGTTTTTTCACGGTCGATCGATTGACCAGATCAATCAAACGTTAGGATTGAAAACCTCTTTAGGCAGCATAAACACAGGGAATAGAAATCCAATTATTATAAATTCTATTGATAGGGTTGTTGAATTCGATACGCCTTTTTCATTGTCGGCAGTCGCAACTGATGCGGACAGTGACGAATTGTATTACCAATGGGATGAAATCGACCCGACGGTAATAGCCAATACAATACCGAAATCCACTAACTTTTCGGGATCAATGTTCGCAAGCGTGTTGCCTTCAAAACTGAACTACCGGAACTTTTATTTGCGTGACAAATGGAACGTTTATCCAACAATTTCACGGACTTGTAATTTTATGCTTACAGTAACGGACGGCAAAGGTGGTCGAGCGCAGCAAAAAGTAAAAGTTACATTCGTGCCGCCCGTTCCAAAAGTAAGCAATGCGCCGATTTTGTCAATTGTTCCCGGATCACTTACCAAAACATCTGTAAAATTGCAATGGAGTATTCCGGTTAATTTCCCCGTTACCGAATATTCACTTTACAGAAACCCGACGTGTGATAATTCAGAAAAGGCGGGGGCAGCGTGTGAAAATTATCTTACAAAGACCGCAAACACGTTCATAACAATAACATTCAATGCGGCAGATAAACTCAAAGGCAGCGTGATATACGTTGTGAAAGGCAAAAATTCTGATGGTTGGAGAACTGAAAAAAGTAATAGTTTGTTGGTTGAGATTCCGAAATAAGTTGTATGTTTGCTGAACTGATTTGTCGCTACCACTTCAGTTAAAATTAAGGAAACAACTTAATTGGATAAATGCCCATTCTTGTAGCGAGTTTGGGCATTTTCTATTTATTTATATTATGGAAAAATTAGAATTAAAACATTTAGTCCCTTATTTGCCTTACAGATTAACCGGGATTTGCACAGAAGAAAACCAAGGAATAGAAATTGTGAATGGAATTTCTTGGAATGAAAAATACTCAGAGGTAAGCACAAATATTGACGCCTTGGATATTACGGTATTCAAACCTTTACTTCGACCAATTTCAGATTTATTAAAAGAAGATTCTGAAAACTATAATTTAATGCTTTCCTTGTGTGATATTTTAAATTCTAACACCTGTGAATACTTCATTAAAGCTATTCAGGAAAAAACATATTACTCAATTAACCTGCTACTATACGATAAACTTTGTGTTTTATTAGATGGCAATCACTTCGATTGGCGTTTCGGCTTAATCGAAAAAGGCTTAGCAGTCACGGATAATTTAAAAAAATTATGAAACAACTTAAAATATTAGTTGGCTGCGAAGAAAGCCAGGCGGTTACAAAAGCGTTTAGAGCGTTAGGACACGAAGCGTATAGCTGCGATTTATTACCGTGTTCCGGCGGGCATCCGGAATGGCATTTTAAGAAAGACATTTTTGAAGTTATAAATTCTGAAAAATGGGATGTTGGGATATTTTTCCCGCCATGTACCGATTTGGCAGTTTCGGGCGCAAGGCATTTCGAAAGGAAAATAGCAGACGGAAGCCAAGGTAAAAGCATTGACTTTTTTATGCAATTAGTAAATAGTGAGATTCCTAAAATATGCATTGAAAACCCAATCGGAATAATGAGCGGTAAATATAGAAAGCCTGATCAAATTGTTCAGCCTTGGCAATTTGGAGATAAGGCGCAAAAAAGCACGTGTTTATGGTTAAAAGGATTGCCTAAACTACAACATACAAAGATTGTAGAAAAGGGCGAATTTTTTGAATTCACAAGTGCGAAAGGCGCAAAAAAAAGAATGCCAATGTGGTATTACCAAGCTTTAAAAGATGCTAAAACGCCGGAACAAAGAAGAACTTTAAGAAGCAAAACATTTCAGGGAATTGCAGATGCGATGGCGCAACAATGGACAAAACCTGAAGAGCAAACAACTTTATTTTAAACCTAAAATAATTTTCCCTACATTTACACTTTCATAATAAATATTTTTAACCTCGCTGTAAAAAGTGAGGTTTTTTGTTTTTAACCGAGTAAGGATTTTTTTATTACATTTACAATCTAAACACTTTACTTATGGCAAAACCAGCAATATTCAAACTAAAAAAGAATTGGCGAGGTCAATGGCGTTGGCAATTGAAATCAGCGCATAACGGTAAAATCATTGGCGCAAGTTCGGAAGGATTTAAAAATAGAGGCGATTGCATTGATAACGCTTTATTGAATTTGACCGGATTAGACTTTGAATTCAATAAGCCAATTGAAAACAAATCGTGATGAAGCAACTCCTATCAAACATCCTAAAAACATTCTGGCAATCAAAAGGAATGTTGCATCTAATAGTCGGAACGGCTTTTATTTACGACTTTATATATTGGGGCGCAACGCCGCATAAAGAACCGAAGTTGGTTTGGAATGACTTGCCAACAACATTATATCAACTCGATTGGATCAAATACTTCATTTACGCCTTTGCTATATTCTGCTTAGCGTTTCTGTACGAATGGATGCAGAAAGTCGTTTTTAACGCAATACAGCAATGGGGCGATGTGTTTTGGTCAACAGTTGGCGCACCGATCGCATTTATCCTATGGGCGTTTATTCCAGAATCGGAAATACTTTTCTATATTTGCTTAGTGATTTGCATTTTGCCGATTGTGCAATTTGTGTATTGGTTAATTAAAAAATATAAGAAATGAAAAATTGGCGTACGACCCTAGCATCAATCGTTACCGCACTTGGATTAGTGCCAACAGCGATTCAACAATTAGAATTAGAAGTAGTTCCTAACTGGCTTAAAATAGTTGGATTGGCAGCTACTTTTTTCGGTACTATTGGTATCGGATTATTAGCAAAAGACAAAGTAGTTACGGGCGTTGGAGAAAATGCTGAAACTAAAGCAGAAATTGAAAACAAAGAACATGAGCGATAGTATTACACACGATCAATGGTTGCCAACGCCAACCGAACAATCCCAAATCAACAACATCGAAGTAAACTAAATGCCTAACGTTTCCGATTTATTTAATTTCGCAAATTTCAGTGATCGGAAAAAGTTTACAATTCTGGTTGTTGGAATGGTGTTATATTTTGGGTGGGCAAATGACAGGTCGGCCACTAAGATTCAGGAACTTGCAGATAAAAGATACAACAGTTTATTCATATTGTATAACGAAGTTCGCTCAGACAATAAAGACCTTCGTAGGGAAAACAAATCTTTGCTGATTGAGAACAGCCAGTTTTACAAGATAGGAACTCCGAAAATGGATAGCATTAAACTCGATGTGAAAACCATTAAGACGAAACTAAAAATTAAATGATGAAACTATACGAAATATTATTAATGGGGTTGGTTTTGGTCCTTTGCACCAGCGAAATGCCGCACCGGGCAAAACCTAAACCAGAGCCTTATGTTTCCGTAGTCGATCCGTTAGACAAATACCGCATAGAATACAACTGTTATAAGAACGAATTTAGCAAATCCGAACAGCAAGCGTACATTTATACCAAAGAATTAAAAGAGGCTCTTAAATGATCCAAATCACACTATCATATTTCATCCCAATTTGTATATTTGCATTAATCGGCTTCGGAGTTTTTTTATTTATAGCCGTTGGGGTAATTCAGGATTTTATTAGGAAAAGGAAGTACAGATGAAATTAACAAAAAACTTTAGCTTAGCCGAGTTCGATTGTAAGGATGGGACGAAAGTGCCGGAAAAGTACATTAAAAACGCTCAGGAAGTCGCAAACAACTTGCAAGTGCTTCGGGATTATTTAGGCGTTCCAGTTTCAATTACAGGATCGGGTTACAGAACTCCGGCGCACAATAAAAAAGTTGGCGGCGCAAAAAACAGTCAACACTTGACTTGCTCGGCTGCTGATATTAATGCGAAAGATATTTCTCCTAAAGTTTTGGCGGCAACTATTGAAACCTTAATCGCTACTAAAAAAATGAAACAAGGCGGTGTGGGCATTTATCCTAACTTCATTCATTATGACATCAGGAATTCAAAAGCCAGGTGGTAAAACAATCACACTACTATTCTTACAAACGCTCCTTAATTGGGGCGTTTTTTTGTTTGAATGTGTTAAAGTTTACGGAAAAGACGAAAATAAATTACTTTTTGCTTGCGGGTTAATTAAGAATTCCCGTAATTTGCTCTATCAAAATGTAACAAATAAATATTATGAAATCACTACTTTTTAAATCAGCTTGGTCAATATTCAGAATGGAAAATGTAACTTTTTCTAAAGCGTTGAAAATGGCTTGGAAATCAATAAAACAAGGTTTAAAAGCTACGATTGTAAAATCAAACAAAATGGTAAAGTCTGCCGGATTGGGTTATGAAACTGTTTACTTTAATGAATTAGTTTTTTCAAACATTAAAACTTCAGTTAGAGTAAATCACAATGCAGGTGCTGAACTTTGGTATGACGGGAAAACATTCAATAACGATTAATTATGAGCCAATTATCTATAACTCAAAAAGAAACTCTTTCTAAAATATTAAGAAACGAGTTCGACCAAAAAGAAACTACTTTCGATCGCGCTGCTGATATTTACGAAATAGCAAAAGAATTAGGATTATCTAATACTGAAGAAATGAAAGAAGATTTGATTTATGAGAACTTTAAAATATATTAAATGACAACACAAGACCTACTTAAAATATTCGAAGAAAAGCACAGTAAAAGAGAATTGTCTATAAAATCAGATATTCCATTGCAAAACTTCTATGATTGGCACAATGGATCTGAAATGAAGTTTAAAACCGCCTTTCAAATAGCGACCTCAATAGGGTTAGATTTATCAAACGTAATTAAAAAATTCCGAGAACTCCGGGATAAACAACTTAAATAAAGGGATATGGAAATTACCACATTAAAAACAGGAATTGAAGGGGTGTTGTCTGATTCTGTCAGATACAAAAACGAAAAAGGAGAAATATCATTATTACATCCGTGCAAAGCCACAATGTACAGTTTTGAGATTTATTGCGTTGCAGAAAGCCTGTTTGATGATATTGAGAGGTACGACACTTTGCAAGAAGCAGAGGCTAGAATAGAATTCCTTTTAACCGATGCTTTGGCATCACAAAAATTATAGGGGATATGGAAAATAATTTACAGAATAAAGCAAAGTTTTTTGCGCAGTATTGGTGGCAAAAAGTATTTGTTGCAAAAGGAGACGATGACACGTATAATAATTGGCGTCCAGAAGAATTCGATAAAGTATATATGCTTTTAAAACCACTTTCTGATATATCTGATGAAGATGCTATTGAATTATGTGTTTTTCTAAAATACAATAATTATGAAACGCTTTCGAGAACAGAAACAGACTTGACAATATTTGAAAAAGATGTTAAGTCATACAGGGCGATTCCTTCTATAATTATAGATTTTGAAACGGGATTGGTTGAATGGGACAATGGCGAGTCATGGGATGATAACAGAACGACTGGGTTTAATTGTTACGCTTACGACTTCCTACGCTCAAAAGGCTATTTACTGCCATTCAACGGACTATCAACAGAAGAACTAATTTCAAGAGGTTGGGCAGTTCTAACCTCCAACCACACAGTTAACAAATAAAAAATAAGATTATGGCAAATAATAGAGTAAAAAGCGGATTAGTACACATTAAAGGGAAACAGGTTTTTGATGTTTCAAAAGAGAAAGAAACGGGTAAATTATTTATAAAAAATACATTTACCGAAGTACCAACAAATCAGGTAACAAAGAAAAACGGCAGCACAAATAATAAAAGCTACGATTTTAATAAACCTTCCCAATCTCAAAACCTAGGGGATGAATGGAGTGATTACGCATGGAGCGGAAATGATTTTTAATATTAATGAAACCTAAACCAACAAGAATTTAAATCATAACATCATGGAGAATACAACGAAAGAAAATCCAATCGAAAGATTCAGAAACATTTTAACACCCTATGTGAATTTAGTCGAATTAATGGCTATGCCGGAAACTACGGAAATTATCCAAATGATCGAAAGAACAAATTTACTTTGCAGGGAATCAAACTCAAAAGTTCATCATTATTTGACTGAAGTTGAAACCCGCTTAACCCAATTTGAGGAAATGAAAACGGCTTTGGAGAAGATAGCCTCAATAAAACACATTGATGCTGGATATGAGGAATGCCAAGACATTGCAAAAGAAGCTCTCGCCTCACTATCAGAAACCAATGAAAAACCTTAAGCAATGAACACACAAGAAGAAAACACCGATGAAAAACCAAAACTTGTAAAGTGTAGTTTTGAGTTTTCTCAGGAACCAAATTGTAATGATTCTGAAAACGACATTGAGATAATTGAAATTGAGTTTAATAGCTCTTTAGGAATTGATAACGACGGTGACGGATATTTTGTTTTAAAAACAACGTCATGGAGTGTTGATGGAGAAAACCAAATAAAAGAGTTGTTTGACAGAATTAGAAAAATGAAGCAATGAAACAATCAAAAACGGTATTACACCACTATTTAGGAACGGAATCGGAGTACATAGAAAAATCAACTTTAAAATTGTAGTTATGGAAATTAACGGAATAGAGTACGAGGAAATTCCACGAAACCAGGTTGTGTCAAAGACGGGCAGAATGGCTCTAATGTTGGCAGGATTTGCTGCAATGGGATATATGGGTTCAAGTGCGAAAAGTCAAGATATATTAAAAGGAATTGATATCGTGAAAGAATTTGAACTCATTCAGCAGAAAAAATCAAAGCAAACAAAACGAGTAAGGGATGCGGTAATTTATGCTTTTAATAAAAGCTTTCGACCAGTTCCAATATATTAACCACTCCCAAAAAGAGTAAAATTAAATAGATATGACAGCAGAGGAAAAAGAACAGTCTCTTAAACAGTTTACGGAAATGATGTGTGAGGCATCGTTAAGATTTTTCAATATGATGGGCTTAGAAACTCACATTGAAACAATGGTAATTAATGATTCTAACGGCGAACAGTTTGTTTTGTCTTTCAAAAAAGTCATTGAAGGTAAAATCTTCGATAACTCAAAGAATAGCTTCCTTTACACCAAAGACGCTGTTATCGAACAAATCAAAAAAGATCGAGCAAAACAATTGTTGTTTAGAGAAACGGCAGATATTCAAGGTTTCGGTTTTGTTGATTTTGTTACCACGGAAAAAATAAATTCATTGCCAATAACCCTACACTAACCGCCCGTTAAGTAAACAAAAACCAATTCAGTTAACACATAAATTTTTAATGTTAACTAAAATAAAAAGTATTAACCAATTAAATTTAAAGATTATGAAGACAGGAATTGAATTAATTTCAGAAGAAAGAGCCAGGCAAATTGTAGGTGAAGGTTATGATCAAAATCACGATTCGGGTTACAAAAAAGAAGAGCTGGCACGTGCTGCTATTTGCTACGCCCTGCCGAATTCTATTAGAAATGAATTTCTTTTTTATAGAGCTGGCAAAATAATTAACGAAAAACTTTGGCCATGGCAATATGCTTATTGGAAGCCAACACCAGAAAATAGAATTAAAGAACTTGCAAAGGCAGGAGCTTTAATAGTCGCTCAGATCGATCTTATAAATTCTAAACAGTAACGCTATGAAGTTATTTTATTTTGGAACTGATTTAGATTCAGCAGGACATTATTTTTTTGAGCTTGGACAAAATGTTATGCATAAGAATCATAAAAGTTTTGGAGATTTTCCATTCAATCCTGAAAGGTTACCGCATCGTATTGATTTTGAAGGGTTATCAAATGGAACAGTAAAATTTTACAGTTTCGCAGGATATGTTATTTGCGCTATTGAAGGAAGTTGCAAGGATAAGCGTCCTGGTTCAAAATCAATATTTTTCACTAATTCAGAAATCACATTCATTCAGTTAAAGAATTTGCTTTTGAACACAACTATTTCTAAAAAAATAATTGACCAAATGCCTTTTGAGGTGCAGTGGCCAGATTTAAACTAAACCAAAACACCCCGTCCACGATTTAACCTTAATAACGGTCGAAATGTGGTAATTTCAAGAGTTGATGGACGGGGTTAATTTAACACTTAAAAAAAATGAAGAGCATTATTCTAACACAGATTAAAACAGTTGAAGTTATCTGCTTAATACTAGCTATATGGTTTGTTTCCTACAATACTTATTTCGGATGGAATATGATAGCTATTTCACAGGCTGAAAAGAATTGTGATTTATCAGTTCAGGCAATTGCAGGATTGGCCATTGGAACGTTAATCAGGGCAATTTTAAACACAATGAAATTGGTAGTAAACTATATAAAATCAAAACATAATTAAACTATGGAATTCAAAACAAAAGACAAATTACCAAGAAAAAATTGGGAGCGAATCGGACTTATATTTTGCATACTTTGCATTATCGGATTATCGGTTTACATTTACAAATCTGATAAGGCGGTAAGGGACGCAAAGGCAATCCAAACCAAAGAAGCCGAAATTCAAATCGTAAAGGAAACAATCAGTCAAAAAACAGCCGATAACTTGACCAAAAACACATCAGCTATACAAAGCAGCGAATCTGATGTGAAAGTCGTTAAAAAGGCAGTTAAATCGGCTAAGATTAAACCCGTGATCGAAGTTTCTGATTCGGTTATTTATAGTGAGGATTTTCAACGTTGGTTAAAGAAAGGAGAGTAGTTATGGAATATACACAATTTAGATTAGGAAATTTACTTCAAGACGGCGTTTCTAAAACTTTACTTAAGGTTATTGAAGTGTCTGAAAAAGATTTAACGACTTATGTTATTGATAGGTCTATGTTTCCGTTAAAAAGTGGTTGGTTTACTGAATACATTCCTTTGACTGAAGAATGGTTGATTAATTTTGGTTTTCATCAGGATGAAAACGGTTGGCACAGAATGACAGTAATGCCGTCAATTAATAAAGAAATTTTAACAATACACATAAACTCTAAAACATTTGTAACGTCTACTTTTGGCGATGAAGCTTTAGAGCCAAGTTATTTCAAAGAATGCAAACACGTACACCAATTACAAAACCTCTACTTCGCATTAACCGGAAAAGAATTAAATATAATTGACTTATGAAAAAACTACTCCTACTCCTATTCACAATCCCGGCGCTATCACAAGTACAACCGCCAACTACAGAGCGATTGATTGAAATGTACTACACCGACAAATCCCAAAAGCAGCAAATATCCAATTTAATAAAAGCCGCTGACAGTTGCGTTGTAATTGTTGAGAACCAGGATAAACGATTGAAAGACGTTATTGCTGATAATGAGAAAACGATCAATTTTGTAATTAAGCAAAAAGACATCGAATGCGGACTTAAAATTGACGTTGCTGTTTTAAAAGAAAAAAAACCAAGCCCTTTTTGGAAAATTGTCGCAATAGCTTTGGCGGCTTTTACGGGTGGAATTTTGGCAGCTAAATAATTAACTTAATTAGATTTTGATATTATGGCAGGGAAAATATTATTACTCGGAAAAGATGAAAACGGAAAGGCGATTACTCACGAATACCGTAAAAAGAAGTCAAAATACACGAAATTCGGAGAGGAACCGAAACGCTACGAATGTACAAAGCGTAAATGTAAGTGGAAGGGATTGGATTCTGAAAGGGGGCAAAAACGAACCGATCCGGAATACCTAATGTACGAATCCGTTTGTCCCAATTGCGGAAATAATGAGTTCTACGGACTAACAGAATAACCTCACAAAATCCACTTTAATCGGTGGATTTTCTTACTTAAAATGTTAAAGTTTGTGAATTGTTTGTACATGACAGATTTGTAATGTATATTTGAACTCAGATAACAATAACTTAAAATAAAATAAAATGCAAACGATCATTGTAAAAGAAAATTCAAACGAAACTATTGAAGGAAATTTAATCTTCAAGGTGTTAATGAACCGTAAAAAATTAGACAGCATTAGATGCGAAAAGTATTCGCAAGCTATTGAAAGGATTAAAACGTTAAACAAAATATTCAAGTATTCAAAGTTTGAAATAATTTTTGAAATTAAAAAATAACAAACAAATCAGGGGCGCGGCTGTAACGCGCTATATTTATGAACTACAAAGACCACATTATCCAATTAATCCAAGACGCTAAAATATCCGATCAAGACGCTGCAAAAGCAATGTTTATTTCTTACGGAACATTTAGGAACTGCAAAGCTGATATTGCCCGAAACAACTTCACAGAAAAGAACTACAACGACCTGAAAGCTTTTTTAGTGGAGCACGGGAATAAGCTAATCAAAAACATTCAACAAACCAATCTAACCGCTTGCGAAAAGGAAGCATTAAAAAAATAGAGTTATGAATACACTACAACAAGAATTACCGAAAAGATTTACAGAAGCAGTTAGCAAATTGTATAATGCTTTTCACGGGAATAGGTTGAATGCATGGAACTGTGAGGCTTGTGCGGTAGGTAATATCTGTAATAATAACACTTCATGGGCAGTTGTTGTTACTCCTGGCGCATCAAAAGAGTTTGGGAACATTCAGGATGGAGAAAAATTAATTTCGCAAACAGGCTATTCGACGAAAGAATTGTTTACTATAGAAGAAATATTTCTAGCTTCTTTTGACGGATTCCGTGACGGTAAAAACAAGGACAAGCAATTCAAAGGTCTTTGCGCTGTAGTAAAATACCTCTGCGAACTTGATAACATTCCAAAAATTATGGATTTCACATCATTGTTTGAAACGGAAAATGACAAGCCTGTTAAAAAACTTCAATTTGTGTAACCATGCCAGACCCAACCTTAACACCAGACCCGGAGCAATTCAAAGCCGCCAATATTCACGAAGCTTGGGAAAATCTTAAAGAGGACAACCAGCGAATTGAAAGTGAAGAAATGGATTGGTATTTAGAAGAATTGCACGCTCAGAACGAACGCAACCGTAAAGCCTTATCCGAACTCAAAAAAACCATTGAAGGGATGAATAACGAACTCGGATGGAAAACATTATTAAGTAGAATTGTAAAACAAATTAAATTATGAAAAACAAAAAAGAATTAGCGTTTCCAATTAACATAGGCAACGCGTATCATACAGGAATGACTTTAAGAGATTATTTCGCTGCGAAAGCGTTACAGGGAATTTTATCTTCAGACGTTCAAAAAAGCAATGGAGAAGACAATTTAAAACAATTGTCTATAAAATCCTATCAATTCGCCGATGCGATGTTAACCGAAAGAGAAAAAACACAATCATTATGAAAAACGAACCAACCCAATTAGAACTTTACCAGGCGCAAAGAATAGCGGCTTTGGAAAACGCCTTAAAAGAGGCTCAGAACGATCTAAAAGAACTTTCGATACTTGCAGACAAGAAAGCATTAAAGATTCGTGTAAACGATCCTAATTACTTAAATCCAATTTCGGATATGGAGTTTGAGATTGTAGAGCCTTGCAAGCACTTGCATAGCATGGTCAATGCGCTTGGAGTGACTGTATGTGCTAATCCGGATTGTGAAACACCTAAATATTCAATGTCATGAGTGAACAAACAGATTGGAGAAAGTACAGAAAAAGCACACATTTAGCATCTGCCGATTTGGATGCTATGGAAACGGATGGAATTCCTTTGATTTTCACAATAAAGGATGTAAAATACGAAACAGGAGTGGATGTTTCCGGTACAAAAATGGACGGAATATTTTGTTATTTCTTAGAAGCAATTAAGCCTTTAAAACTTAACTCAACGAATAACAAAATTCTATCTGGGTTTGCTAAGAAAAACGGATTAGAGGGAAAAGAGTGCCACATCATTGAAAATTGGAAAGGAATTCGAATTGAACTTTACGTTGACCACAATGTTAAAATGATGGGCGCCATAACTGATGGGGTTCGGATAAAACCAATTCAGCCAGCAGAAAAAAAGACCAAACCTGATTTTAACGAATCAATGTTTAAAAAGGCTTTTGATGCAAAGGCGACAATTGAAAGCGTCAAAAAAAATTATCAGGTAACACCGGAAATAGAAACAAAATACTTAGCTTACGATGGAAAATAATCTACAAAGAACCGATGATTGGAGCGCTCAAAGACTTGGGCGTTTTACAGCAAGCGAAATCCATAAACTTATGGGTATTAAAGGGCTTGGAGAAACAGGCAACACTTACGCTTTTGAAAAAGCCGTTGAGCAATTAGAGGGTGATTTTTCCGAAGACGATTATGTTTCTTTTGATATGCAGCGAGGCATAGATTTAGAACCGCTGGCCTTTAATAAATTCTCCGAACTTATGGCTGAGGAATTTGTGACAGCTGAATGCTGCGGTTTCTTTAAAAGCAAAGACAAGGAAAGCGGATCTTCGCCAGATGCTATTTGCTCAAACAATTCCACTTTAGAAATAAAATGCCCAAAACCAAACACTTTTTTTAAATTGGTAGCTGACGGCAAAATAGATCCAAAGTATAATTTTCAGATGCAGAAGCAGATGGATGATACCAAAACTGAACAATGCTATTTTTTTAATTACATGGTTCACGAAGGAAAAGAGTATTGGCATTCTATTGTCGTTAAAAGAGATCAGGATATTATTGACCTGATGAACACCAGGATTGCAGAGGCGGTTGTTATTAAGAATGAGTATATTGAGAGAATTAATAAAAACAAACAATTCTAATGACAACCCTATCACAAATCCGAGAAGCAACAAACATCGCTTTAGGAGCCAACATAAGCGTTAAAAGCCGCGCCAGGAACATTGTTTACGCTAGAATAATTTATGCCGCTATTGCTAGGAAAAGGGTATCAACTTCATTGTTTGAAATCGGACAGGAAGTAAACAAAGATCATTCTTTAATCGTGCATTATCTTAAAGTGTTCCCAGACTTGAAAAAGTATGCCGATTTTAACGAAATGTACGGAAAAGTTATTAGTGAATTAAATAAGTCGCATACCTCATCGCAGGATAAAGTAACTTGCAATAATGTTTCGGTAGGTTGTGTTTGTTTTTTCCCTACCTTTCCAACTTCATAATTGATTTTGGTTTGGTGAAAGCCGGAGTTTTGTAGAAATTTCTCCGGCTTTTTTTGTTACTTATTAAAACGTTTACTATATTTGCGTCAGTATTGTTGGTGGAGCATCGATACATTAAAGACATTTTTTATCATCCTATCAGGGCGGAACTCCACTTCCAAACTGATGGGATTTTTTATTTTAAAATATTATGGAAACTAAAGATTATTCAAAATTTAAATTACTTTCAAGTAATAGAGAAGTTAAAGATTCTGTCGTTAAAAAAATAATTGCATCTATTAAGGAATGGGGAGTTATCCCAGGTCGGCCAGTTTTGGTTGATAAAGATTTCAATGTTGTTGATGGCCAGCATAGATTAGAGGCTTTAAAGGTTTTAAATCTTCCGGTTCAGTATGAAGTAATAGAAGGTGATATAATCGCTAAAACAATGGCTTTAAATTCAAGTCAGGCTCAATGGCAATTAATTGACTACATAAAAAGTTTTGCGGATCAGGGCGTGGACTGTTACAGGAAATTATTAAAGTTTGAAGAAAAATATAAGTTTGGTATTACAAGTACCATAAATTTAACCATACAAGGAAAAATAAAATCATCTGACATCCGTAAAGGGAAAATTTTTGACGTTCAAAATGATTCAGATTTAATTGCTGAATACATACTTTCTTTAGAGAAATTGCCTTTCTATAAAACAAAGGATTTTATAAGGGCTATAATCATTCTTTATAAAAAAGCTAACCCAGCGCAACTGAACATAATAAGAAACAATATTTTAAAAGTTCCTAGATTTGCAAATTCATCTGATTATATTACTGCTTTCGAGAATATTATAAATTACAAAAAAAGAGGTTCAAATATAATCAAATTGTAAAATGGCTAAAGAACTTCCATATTTTAAATTTGAACCTAACCAATGGGAAAACGGAAACATACAAATGTGCAGCCGCGATGATAAGGGTTTGTTTATAGACACCTGTTCAATGTATTGGTCAAGGCTTGGGGATTTGCCTTTAAAGTTAGCGATACAAAAGTTATGCGCTGGCAATGCGACCGCATATGATTCGCTTTGCGAGGAAAAGATAATTGAAGTAATTGACGGCAATATCTTTATTAAATTTCTCTCAGAACAACTCGAAGAATTTGGTGATGTAAGTAAAAAAAACAGCAAAAACGCAAAAGAAGGTTGGGAAAAACGCCGTAAACAAAAGGATTTAAGCGAACGCAATGCGACCGCATTAAAGTCGCAAAGCGAAAACGATGCCATAAGAGAAGATAAGATAAAAGAAGAAGAGATAATTAAAATAGACAACAACGACCCTTTGGTTATTAAACATAATTCGTATTCAAAACAATGCTTGGATCAACCAACGTGGATCGAAACAATCGAAATGCAAAAAGTGGTTCTGAAAGGCAAAACCGAAATAGCTTTAAAAAATTTCAATTTGCATTTAATATCACAGTCTGAAAACAAAACCACGTTGAAAGATTACAAAAGCCATTTTGTTAATTGGATGAACAAACGAAATCAGCAAAAGGCGACAGAATCAAATAATGATCCTAAAAAACTATTATTCTGATGGGAACCTGGAAAGACCACAACGCGATACAAAGAATATTCAATGTATTTCAAAAGAACAAAGATCGGGTTTATCCGCAGGACATCGAAGCGTTAAAACACCTAAACGAAATCGTAGAGGCAAACGCAAAAGAAACCGCAGTTGATAATATTCTTTTCTCTAAACTGCTTTGCTGCATGATGCGTTACCACGTTCAGTATTATGGAAACATTAGAGATGCGAAAATGCAAATGGCGCACGACTTAAAAACAAATATGGATGTGCATTTGTTTTCGTTGACTAAAGCATTGAATGAAGCGGATAAGATCGCCTTTTTCAACATGATAAACGAAGAGGACGTTAAGCAGAGCCAACAGGCAATAATTGATAAACTGAATTCTAATTGGAGCCTTTCAAACGTTTCAAAAAGCTTTTACAAAACCTGCAATGACTTCATAAAAGATATAGAAAACTATGGCTGATTTAAATTTTGACAACCTCGAAAAAGGAATAATAGAAGAAAAAGATTATTCTGCCATAGCTTACAGTTGCCTTGTGGACTTAAGCGAGGAAATTATAAAGCCGGAAACGCTTTTATCAATCGGTCAGCATGAATACAAAGGCAATTGGTACGATACCCCGGTAATGACTGCAAGTGAATTTTCTGCAATAATCGCAGTATCAAAAGCAAAAAAGTCTTTTATAAAATCTGCCTTTTTAGGTTCATACATTGGTGGTCAATCAAACAAGCTGTTCCCTAACATCAAAACGCACCGAGATAAAGATTATACGATTTTGGACTTTGACACGGAGCAGGGTAGATTTTATACGCAGCGAACGTTTAGGCGTGTTCAGGAAATCACAGGAACTTTATACGAGCATTACAAAGGATATGCGACTAGGCATTTATCATCGCCAGAAAGATTGGGATTGATTGACTATTGTTTAAAAAACCAGAACACGCTTTACAAAAACCCGGTTAAGTTAATTTCAATTGATGGAATTGCAGACCTGGTCGAAAACACAAACGACATTGTAATGAGCAAAGAGGCTTCCGATTACGTTATGCGGTGGACTTATGATTATAACATTCACGTTACAACGGTAATACACAAAAGTGCGATAACAGGAAAACCTTTAGGACATTTGGGAACTTATGTTTTGAAGAAAGCGGAAAGCGTTATAAACTTGGAAGTAAACCCTGACAAAACCGTTACCGTTTCAAATCCATATTCACGCGGCTATCATTTTGACGACTTTACGTTTGACATTAACAAAGATGCTTTGCCGTATTTAGTAGAAGAATATTAATTTTAAAAATATAATTATGGAAAATAAAACACTACATCTAACGCTTAAAAAGAAATGGTTTGATATGATTGCTTCGGGCGAAAAGAAAGAAGAGTATCGAGAAATAAAGCCGTATTGGATTAAAAGGCTGACTAATTTAAACTTATGGCAGTTTGCAGATTTTGAAATTAGTCAAGCTAGGTCAAATATATTACAAGGTGAAATAGGTTGTTTAAAACAATTTGATACAGTAACTTTTAAAAATGGATATCAAAAAGACGCTCCTACTATCATAGTTGAACTGCTTTGGATAACAGTAGGAGAACCAATGAAAAGCTGGTCGGATGATTGGAAAGGTGATGTTTTTATAATTAGATTAGGAGAAATATTATGAAGACACAACAAGACATTTTCGGAGGCTTACCGCAGCCAAAGACCAACGCGCAGGAAATACTTCTAACTTTAATCAACACCGGATCAGTTTCTATTATGGAATTTCCGTGGCTTTCAGGATTCAGAACCCGAGTAAGTGAATTGAACCGATCAGGATTAAACCTTATTGCCGACCGCAGGAATAAGAAAAACAAATTCGGAAATACGTTTTCTTACGTGATACACCGATTACCGATTGAAGAGGTCGGAAAAGCGAAAGAATTATATTTAAAAATGCCTTTTTAAAAAACAGAATCATGAATCAACAAGACAAAGATAATCTTATAAAAGAATTTACCGAATATGTATGCAGCACTTCGCTGAGTGTATTTAATGCTTTAGAGCTCAAAACACACATTGAAACGATGGTTGTAGATCAAAATACAGGGGACTCTTATGTGTTAACTTTTAAAAAAGTTATAGACGGTAAAATATTTGACAATTCAAAAGATAGTTTTCTTTATACCAAATGGGGTGTAAACGAAAAGATACAAGATGACCGACGAAAAATTATGGCTTTAGCAAAAACAAATAATGTCGGATTTACCATTTCGATGCATGATATTAATAATCTACCTATAGACTTTGGCGAATGAAAATCCTAGTAGCCAAAACAATAAACGGATTTTTAAAACCCGCTTATGATGAAATATGAAATACGATCAACCGTAGAGAACGGATTACTGAAGCGAAACCGGAACCTGATAATCGATGCGATAAATTCGTTTGAAGGAAAGAATGTTTTGGTAACTTTACAACCGGCCAAAAAACAACGCAGCAATCCTCAAAACGCATTTTATTGGGGCGTGATTTTACCGATCGTAAAGCAGTGCTTAAAAGATGCTGGACACATTCTGACAACTGAAGCAACGCACGATTTAATAAAGCTAAAATTCTTAAAAGAAACATTGTTTGTAAATGAGGATTCTGGGGAAGTTCTCGAGCGCATAAAATCAACAACTGAATTAAGCACATCGCAGTTTATGGATTTTGTAGCCGAAATAAGACACTTCACTTTGGAGTATTTTAATACGGATATCCCGGAGCCGAACGAAAACATAACTTTAAAATTTGATTAATGGAAAAAATTTACATCGGCATTGATCCTGACGTTGATAAGTCGGGTGTTGCTATTAAGCAAGGGAAGGAAATATTTCTTTTTAATTACAGATTCTTTGATTTGTACAGAGTGCTGCACGATTTTAAGATAGATAAAGAAAGCGACGTTACGGTTGTTATTGAATGTGGCTACCTGAATAAGGGAAATTGGCATAAAACCGCGGGAAGCAATTCAGTTAACGCCCAAATCGGACAGCGTACCGGAGCAAATCACGAAGTCGCAAAAAAGATTGTTGAAATGTGTGAGTACTTCGGATTGACTTACGAACAAGTGAAGCCAACACGATCAAAAGTAAATTCAGAATTTTTTAAACAGATAACCAAAATTACACAAAGAACAAATCAGGAGCAGCGTGACGCTTATATGCTGATTCATGGACGAAAATAACCTAAAATCATAACACAATGACAAACCAAGAAAAAGACTTACAAAACGCACGGGAGTATCTGGATAAACAACTGCCGGAATTGAATGAAGATGATTATATCATTTACCCAATACTCAATGATTCCTCAGCTTATTGCATTGATGAAGTACTCGCTAACTACGTTCAATGGCTGGAGCAAAAAGGTGAGATTAAGTTTACGGGGAAGAGATCATGAATATAACAGACAAAATAACAATTACAAACGAGGACAACATGGCTTTAATGTTCCGGCCGAGATCAAACGCATTGGATTTTAAGAGTAATCGGAACTGATGAATTTTTAAGGGTAGTGAATTTGGAAAGAAAATAATTGTATATTTGTTGATTATTCAAGATTTTTCAAAATGGAACAAAAGAAACATGGAGGGGCAAGACAAGGAGCAGGAAGACCGTCAAAAGTTGATGAAATTTCATTGATTGAAAAGATGGACGCTATACTCGTCCCGGATATTGCCTGGCAGTCATTAGCCGCTTTGGTTCAGGAACAGGATCACAACGCAATTAAGACTTGGCTGTCTTATCGATACGGAATGCCTAAACAATCAATAGATCACAGCGGATATATTGCAAGTCCTGAAAAACCACTTACTCCAGATGAAGCAAGGTTATTAATGGAAAACCTCGATAAACTTTGACAGAAACTGAACTGATACGCGCCGCATTAGTTTCTGATTCGCTTCTTTTTACCAGGTACTTTTTCAGGGAGCGTTTCAAAAGAGGTTTTGTTGTAAATAAACATCACAAAATAATCTGCGAAGCGATTGACGGTGTTTTGTCCGGTAAAATTAAAAGGCTTGCTATTGCTATTGCACCTCGTTACGGCAAAACTGAAATCGCAGTTAAAAATCTTATAGCAATGGGATTAGGTATTAATCCGGCGGCTAAATTCATACATCTTTCCTACTCACAATCGTTGGCTTTAGATAACTCCGAAGAAGTCCGGGACTTTATTCAGGAACCGGAATATAAAAGGCTTTTCCCTTGGGTAAAAATGGATAAAAGCAGCACGGCCAAGAATAAATGGTACACATCAGAGGGCGGTGGTATTTACGCTACTGCAACAGGTGGGCAAATAACGGGATTTGGAGCTGGTGAAGTTGATGAAGACGACATTGATGAATTCACTTCCGAATCAGTAAATAACAAATTCGCTGGTGCAATTATAATTGATGATGCTTTAAAGCCGGATGATGCTGATTCTGACGTTAAAAGGGATCGAGTTAACCAAAGATTTGAAAATACTATACGAAGCCGTACAAACAGCCGAAATACCCCAATTATAGTTATTGGTCAAAGGTTACATGAAAAAGATTTAATTGGCTATTTACAAGAGAATGAGGGCGACCAATGGACTTTTATTAATTTACCTTGTATTGAAACCGATGAATTCGGAAAAGAACACGCTCTGTGGGAGTTTAAACAAACGTTAGCAGAACTTCAGAAAATAAGGGATGCTGACGAACGTGTTTTTGAAACTCAGTACCAGCAAGCTCCTAGCGATGTGAAAGGCAAGTTACTGCCATTGTCTATGATGCGCTTTGGAAATGTAAATAATATTCCTGAAGAAAATATTGTATTTAAATTCTCTGTTGGCGATCCGGCAGACAAAGGCGGGGACAGCTTTAGTATTCCAATGATGCACGTTGCTGTTGTAGATAACCAACTGAGCTGTTTTGTAAAAGACGTTATTCATAGCAAAGAAGGTATTGAAGTTGTTACTGAAAGGTCAATAATGAAAATGAGATTATCATACATTGAAGAAGCGTTTTTGGAAGTCAACGGCGTTGGTGTTGGCGCTTACTTGCTTTTAAAAAGAGATTTGGCAAACCACGCTAAAATAAAACCGTTTTCAAGCACAATCAATAAAGAAGTCCGGATATTAAGCAATTACGAATTTGTTTTGAAATATTTTATATTTGATGAAAATTACAAAGAAATACCGGAATATAAGCGTTTCATTGAAGATGCGACAGGGTACGCCAGGGAAGGCGACAACAAAAACAAAAAAGATGCAATCGATAGTTTGTGCTCAGCCGCGGCAATCATCAAAATCAAGTACAAAAAAATCCTTTACAGCTAAGCGTATATTTTATTCATTCTGGTACGATGTAAGGCAGGAAATTAAAAGAATTACAGCGCATTGCAAAAAATATCATTGTGATTGAAAATAAATTATTACATTTGCCCTAAGTGCATAGCTTTGTAATTCAAAAGACAGAAACGCTGGACTGAGTGAGCCGGGAGTTGTTGGTAAAAATCCAACCATTGCGAAAGTACTTATTACACGCCACAATATCATATATGCCGAAAGAACTAAATATTAACTTATCCCTACATTCATTGAGTGCAGGGATTTTTTACTTTTATAATTAATGGCGTGGTGGAATGGTAAGGAGAAAAAGCAAAGTCCGAAAGGCTATGCCGAACAGGATAATGACGGTGCTTGGTTTCAGTACTTCAATCAGTACTTAAGTTCTTTGAATAGTGAAAACTTAATGACTTACGCGAAAAGTAATCCGTATTACCTGGCTTGCCACTTAGCGGAAACGTTCATTCCGATTGATGCCATTGCCGACAGGGCAGCGAGTGTTGATTATGAATTGGTTTATGAAAAGACAGGTGAACTGTATACGCCAACAGGAAATCTTTTGAAGCTGCACAAAAGTCCGAATCCTTTCGACAGCTTGAATGATTTGGTATATAAAAGCGTATTTTCAAAGTATTCAGATGGTAACGCGTATTTGTACACGAAAACACCTAAAAGTATTGTAAATCCGACATACGACAACATTAGTAATATTTGGGTATTGCAGCCTGATGTTACCGCTCCGGTGTTCAGAAAAGAAATAACCAACCCTTTTCTGATGAAAGACAAAGGAGAACTTATCGAGTTTTACAAAACGTTCTTTATGTATCAGCATTATATCGATCCGCGATACATTACTCAAAGCACGGTTTTGGGATTGGACGAAAAAGGCCGCGGAATTTCGCCTCTTAACAGGGTTAGCAGAAATATTGACAATATCCTTGCGGTTTACCAAGCACGTTACAATGTGTACGCTAAGAACGGAAACGGCGGTATTTTAAGTAAAGCACCAAGCGCAGGAAGCAGCAGCATACAGGAAGCAGTAGATCCGGCAACACGCGATGAAATATTGAAAGACCTTCAAGACCGTAACGGTATTACAGGAAATAAAAACTTTATCGGGATTTCATCTATTCCGCTTCAGTTCATTAAAACACTCGGAACTATTGCGGAATTGCAGCCGTTTGAAGAAACCGAAAGCAACGCGGTCACGATTGCGGGTATATTCGGGGTTGATCCTGAATTGATACCGAGAAAAGGCAGCAGTACCTTCACGAATAAAAACGATGCAGAAAAAAGCCTTTGGCAGAATGTAGTTAAATCCGTTTGTGAAGAAGAGGCAAGATTGTTGGATAAAGCGTATTACCTACCTGATGGTGTAGTTCATAGGCCGAACTTCAGTAAAGTTGAAGCGTTGCAAGAAGATAAGAAAACAGCTTTAGAAAGTGATGGAATCCTTCTCGATAATTTGGCAAAAATGAAAGAGGCCGGAGCAAATACAACGAATGCTTATAAAAATTTAGAAGATAAATACAATGGATAATTTAGCAATATTTAAGACCGAAAGAGAAAAATATAAAAACCCGGTATCAGCACCGTTTGATGCTGTGCGCGCTAAATTGGAGATTACCGATGATCGAAAGATTAAAGGATATGCAATCATCTGGAATTCCGTAAACGAGTTCAAAGAAAAGGTAATGCGAGGCGCAACATTGAACAGTCTTAATGCCAGGGGCGTTGGTAGTACTTCCGGAAATCCAATATTGGTTTTAAAAGACCATAGAACGGATCAGGCTTTATGTAGACCAACCGTTTTACAGGAAGATGATTACGGACTTTGGTTTGAGGGCGATATAATTGACGGGGTTTCATACGCCGATGATGTGGTTGCTCTTAGAAAAGCCGGAATGATGCAGCAATTATCATACGGATTTAATTATATGTGGGACAAGGTGGAGTACGACGCTACAGACGACACTTATGTTATAAAAGAATTGAAGTTAGGAGAAATTACCGTTCTTAACTTTTCAGCAGATCCAAAGGCGCAAACCAGAGGATTTATAGAATTACAAGAAAATGCAATACTGGATAAATTTACTCCAGAGCAAATAACCGATTTACACAATTTGTTAGCTACAAGATCAGCAGCCGTGACGAACACTCCTGAAACTGCGCAAACGGAAGAAAGAAAATCAAACGTTACTATTTTTTAATTATAAACAAAAATAATCAAATGGAAAAATTTGAATTAAGAAAGGCTTTAGAGCAAAGAGGCGCAAAACTTGACGATAGCCAGGTTACTTTTATCGAAGGATTAGAGGCTGTTCTTGAATTGCGACAAGCTAAAGAAAACGAATCTGCATCAACCGCTATTAAAGAGGCTCTTGATACGCATTTGGGAGCAACCGAAAAGGACAAGGACGGAAAAGTCGTGCCAATCGCCGCACAGATCAGGGGAATTGCCGAAGCAATGGAAAAAGTAGAGCAACAAACTACCAAAACTCTGAGCAACAAAGAAAAGTTCCAATTGCGTGGAATGATCGAGAAAAACAAACCTGAAATCGTTAACGCGATTAAAACGGGACAGGATTTCGAGATTACTTTCAGCGAGCAAAGAGCCGCAGCAATGTTTACTACAACTTCAGCAATGACAAACGGAACAGGAGTTCTTTTACCTTTGGTTGAAAATTACCTTGTAGAAAACGACATCGCAAGAATCCGTTACCCGAAAAACTTCATTCTTGAAGTGATTCCGAACAGCCAGGTTGCCAAAGTGCCAAGCGAAGTTATCAGGACTGAGCAAGCAACAGCGGAAGGTGCTGTAACGGTAGTTGCGGAAGGCGGAACAAAACCGTTGACTTCAGACACGTTCATTAAAAACCGTACGCCGCGTAAAAAATATGCTGGTCGTATTGAGTGGACGGAAGAATTCGAAATGGACAACGAAATGTTGTTCGCTGAAATCGTTCGTTTATTCGAGGACAAAGTTGTTCGCGCTTGGCAAGACGGTTTAATTGCTACAATCCAAACAAACGCAGTCGCTTACACAACCTCTGTTTTTGACGACACATTTGTTGTGCCGGACAACGGTCTTGCAATCATTGCCGGACAATCGGTTATCGAAGGAATGTATTTCACTCCGGACACGGTAATTATGAACCCAAGCGATATTTTTGCAGCAATGTTCACGCAGGACGTTGACGGTAGACCACAATTCAAACCTTACATGACTGTAAGCGGCGACGGTTCTTACAGAATCAACGGTATGCGTGTGTTCAGTTCTTACAAGATTGCGCAAGGTACGGCATTGGTTGGCGAAGCAGGGGTTTACAAAGAATGGCACTCTGATTTCATTTTGAGATTTGGAACGTATAACGACCAATTCATCAAAAATCAGAAAACAGCAATTGGCGAAGTATTCTCTTTGTTGAGAATTGCAGCAAACGAAAAACCAGCCTGGATGGTTCTTACATTGGCAACCGTTAAAGCTGCCTTATTGAAACCAGCAGTTTAATTATTAATCTAAAAACGTAAAAAAATGCCAAAGTTTGAATTGGAAGAAAAAGACCACAACGCAGTCGGAAAGGCTACTTTCGATAAAGAATCTGATTACATGGTTATCGTTTTGAACGATGATGTGTTGAAAAAACCGGAACTTGTACACAAGATTCATGGCCAGAAACTTATCGACAAGAAAGTTGCTACAAAAGCAAAAGAAGGTGTTAAAGTTCAGGAAAGAGAAACTGAGCAAATCGTAAACGTTGAAAAAGTTCAGAAATAACAAATGATTATCAACAGCACATACTTCACAAACAAATCGGTTTTCATTCCGGGAGTAGTTGCGCAGCCGTCAATCGGAAGCTCGGCACCCTCGAATGTTTCTTTATTGGAGCAGGAAATCGACCAAAGGGAGTATGAGCTGTTGTTGTCTTTTGTAGGACAAACGCAAGTTGCAGAACTTTACGATCAGTTTGAAGAGGGCGGCGCTTGGAAGGAAACCGCTTTGCAAAAATGGAAAGACTTTGTTGATGGTGTTGTTTATGATGGTAAAAAATGGAACGGACTAAGATATGCTATTGGAACAAAAAAAGTAAGCCTAATCGCTTATTACGTGTTCTTTTACTATCTGGGTCAGGATTTCAGGACTTACTCAAATACAGGAATGCAAGTTCCTGAAGCAGAAAACAGCACAAGACAAGATCCGAACGTTGCGCAAACGAAAGCCTGGAACGAGTTTATCAGAATGGTTGGCGGCAATAGAAACGGACGCAATTACACTTTCTTTACCAATTGGAATGGAATGGGTATGCGCTGGGGTGGATTCACAAACAACAACGAAATTACCCTGTATCAGTTTTTGCAGGACAATTCGGATGTTTATGATAATTCATTCTTTACCGTACCAAACGCTTCAACCGGATCGGGTATTATTAACTCCTTCGGACTATGATAATCCTTGAAAACAGACTTACAGAAGTGTTTGACCAATTGCCGGAGATTGATGGGTTTAAGCCTGTTTACAAATGGGGCGACACCAAGCATCTGAACGCTATTATTAAAAGGTTTTCTGAGAATAACAAAACGCCTTATCCATTGATTTATCAGTTAAGCGAAACATCAACACAAAACACGATTAAAAACGAAGCCTCTGCGCGTTTGGTTTTAATTATTGCTTGCCAGAATGCTGATGTTAGCCTGTTGAATGAAAACAGGTGGGCAATGAGTTACCAAAACATCCTTTATCCGATGGTTTCAAATATTGAAAAGTGTTTTAATCGAAGCGGTATAACTCAATGGGACGGTCAATACACAATGACTAATTACCCGAATTACGGGAATGATCCAAAAGATGAAAACCCACAGATTGATATTTGGGACGCTGTGAGAATCGAGCTAACGAATCCGATGATTATAAATGATCGTTGCATTCACACAATTAAATTCTAATCAAATGAAAAAAAATACACCGACTGCAAAAGAGCAGCCGCAAGAAACACAGACCGAGGCAGCGCCAAAGGGACGTAATTTCAAAGTAACTAAAGAAATATTAGTTGACGGCAAAAACTATCTGCCAGGTCACACTATTGCTTTGAATGAACAAAAACAAATTGATAGTTTAAAACAATCTAAACACATCAAGTAATGGACGAATTACAAGAATTATTAGACAGCTTAAATGTTGTGAATTGTGATGGCGGTGACATCTTTGGAACCGGACAGGCTGGTTGTAAATTCGATTGGAGCCGGATTAAGACTTTGGAATTTTCAAAGATCGGTTTCAAGTACGAAGGGAAGTCGTTGGCTTATATTCAGGAGCAACAGCAAAAAGGCAATTTAATTATTGCGCAAAACGTGGTTTCTTTTGTAGATGCTACCGCAGATCCGAATATCATCACACGTGAAGGATCAGGATTAAAAGTTGTGGCCGGAGAAAACCCATACGAATACAACATCACCTTTGACAACGGCGTTAACTTCTGGAAAGCACTTCGCTCAATGAACAGCAACGGACAGTACGCTTTGGCTTTATATGATACTGAAGGGAACAAAATCTTCACTCAAACGAAATCAGGAGTTGTGCGCGGGTTTAACCTTGCGATGATGCAAACGGGTAAATACGTTGGAAAAGACGGTGTTAACGCTTCTGGTCAGGTTTTGACCTTGCAAATTGCTGACTTCAAGGACATGGATCGCCAAACGTGGATTACTGCCGATGAACTCGATTACTCGCCAAGTGATTTGGATGGTGTAAATGATGTTGAAATCACCTTAAATCCTGTTGTTGCCGGAGCCACTACATTGGTGTTTACGCCGCTATTGAAAGACAGAACGCATTTGGTTGAAGGCTTATTGCTTGCTGACTTTTTAGTTCAGAAAACAACAGCCGGAGTAACCACAACCGTGACCGCTACAGGAACCGCAGTTTACAACAATACAGATAAAACCGTCACGCTAACCGTTCCCGCAGCAGTTGCCGGAAGCATTTATTCGGTTAAATTGTGGGATGCTGCTTTGGGCGTGCCGATTATCGTAACTCCTAACTTCGGACTGGCGAAATCAAACGAAGCAAGCGCATTGGCTAGCGCGTGAGATTCCGGGGTCTACTCGGGCGTATTTGGTGGTGTTTACGGTTAAGGGATTTAACTTAAACTAAAAGCTTAATACAAAAAAATATCCGATGTGAAAAGTTTTGAGTTGTAGTGGTGAAGCTTATGATTAGAATCTTTTCACATCGGATTATTAATTTAATAACAAAACAAAATGACACGAGAGGAATTAAATACAATTATCGACACTGCAATTACGAATAAAACAGAGCCAGACAGCATTACGACTGGAGCAGAAATAGGAAACCCTATTAAGTCTGTTGCCGACTACGTAGATCAGCAAGTAAGATTCGATTCTTATTTTGCAGTATTGAACCAAACAGGCACGGCCGCGCCTATAGCTACCGGGGTATTAAATGGACTTGCTGTTACACCCGCCTTTGGCTATGCAACAGTTGGAAAATTTGCTATTTCAATATCAGGATTGGATGTTGAGAAAACAAACATTATTTTGTCTCCAAAAACATCGGCAGCAAAACAACTGCTTTGGGGGTATTCGATCACAGGAACCACCGTAACGGTATTCACTTACAATCTGGTTAACGCAGCTTTAGAAAATGATATGTTGGTAAATACTCCAATTGAAGTTCGTATTTACAGATAAAAATAATTGGGTTAGTTTATCAGAGCCGCTGCATTTTGTGGCGGCTTTTTTAATATCTTTGGATTATGGGAACGATTCGGGATTTATTGGATAAAGCGAAGTTTGTTAAGGAAGGAATACCCGGAGAAGTTACCGCTATTATAGACCGCAACAAAGACAAGATTCTGGATATTAACCGGGAAATGCAATTATTTGAAAAAGGGATAAATTCTGACGGTGAAATGCTAAAACCGTACGCTGCGAAAACCATAAAAATAAAACGCTCAAAGGGCGAAGTTTACAATAGGCGCACGTTGTTGGATACAGGGGATTTTTACAGGGGATTTGATTTACTAAACCGGAACAACACAATAACAATATTCTCCAGGGATTCAAAAAGCAGCGAATTGCAGGACGATAACGGGAGTAATATCTTCGGTATCACAAAAGAGAATCAGCCTTACTATAACTACGAAATAATCAAACCTGAATTGCAGGATTTCATAAATAAACACATCGGATAAATGGAGTACACAGGTAGAAAACCACAGCCGAAATTAAGTATAGAAGACGTATTTTTATCGATCGATGATATGATTTTGTACAATTTTGATATGTACAGGAAAACCAATGACAATAATTGGTTTTTGAAAACGTACACCGGAAAAGAAAAGAAATTGGATCATCATTTAATAAAACCGTTCGAGGAAAAAATTAATGATGAATATTACAAAGCAACCAACGACCAGGCTTTTCAAACATTTATCCAACGCCTTGCCAAAATCGACAATCTACAAACAAAATATACCGTTGTATCAGCTTTGGTTGAGCGTATGCGTTTAGGATTTGGTGCTTCTGTCGATCAGCAGCGAATTCGTTATATGATGGTGCAGCAGATTAAAGATTGGAAGTACAAAATGCCTTATCATAATTTTGCTACTCCCGCAGAGGATTTTGAACAGTTGAATAACGTAGCGGCTCAATTGCCTGGAATCAAAACCGCCATTGCGTTAATCAATGACGAACTTCAAAAAGAAGGCTCAAAACAAACATTGTCATTGTACAAACAATTGGTGATTATTTCGTCTGCTTTGCAGTTAGGATATGAAATAGACTCCAGGAAAATAACCGTGCGTAAATGGCTAGATTTAGGTGAGTTAATGCGTGAAAAAGCTAAAAAAAACTAAGCAATGGCAAATACAGTAGATACAACCATTGAAAAGAAAGCCTTAGACCAGGTTGACCAATTAATTACCAAATTAACAGCAGCGGACGAGGCTTTATTAAAAGTTTCTGCTTCTGCATTGGCGGCAAGTCGGAACATTACGAATATTAAAACGCCTGGTGATTTAAAAAGTAATGCGGTCAGTAATGCAAGCGTGGTTACCGAAACCAACAAACAGTCCGCTGCAATATCGACTCTAAACACCAAATTAGTTGCTCACGCAGCGCAACAGCGTCAAGTCATTAACAATGACAGGGATCAGTCTATTGCAAAACAGATATTAAGAGCTGAAACCGATCGTAATTTTAGGGCAAATACATTGTTGGGCGGTGCTTATGCAAAGGCATCGGCTCAGTTGTTAGTTTTGAAGAAAAATATCAAAGATACAGCTATTGCGTTTGGCGAAGAAAGCGTACAGGTCAAACGACTGGAAGCCGAATTTGCAGGATTGGACGGGCGTATCAGGGCGGCTGATAAAGTTGCAGGAGATTTTCAGAGAAATGTAGGTAATTATTCAAGCGGTATCGCAAAGGGATTCGGTACTATATTTTCAAGCGTTAAACAATTAGCATACATTTTGCCAGGTCTGGGCGTTGCCGGAATTATTGGATTTGCAACCGAGCCGATTATCGAGTACATTTCTAAATTAGATTTATTCAAAAAAACGTTAAGCGGACTTGCTGAAGCACAAAAAGCATTTAAAGACGCTACTATTGAGTCACAAAAATCAACTGTTGAAGAACTGAATTCTTTAAAAGCTAATTTAGAAATTGCCCGTGACGTAAATTTATCTTACAAAGAAAGAAATATCGCAGTCGATAATCTGATACAGCAATATCCTTTCTACTTTGAGAACTTAACTAGGGAGCAAATACTTGCCGGGGAAACGGCGGCTGCTGAAAAAGAACTTACCTTGGCTATTTTGGCCAGAGCCAGAGCAAACGCAATTGTCGCAAAAATAACCGAAAACGAGGCAAAGGTTATCGATTTGCAAACCGAAAAGATAAAACTTGAAAGAGAATTACAAGCGGCAATTATAAGCCGAAACGCAGCAACAGCCAACGCAAATAAAGCAGATTTACAACGTGGTGAAGGAAATGCTTTTCGGGCAGTACAGGCAATCGGAAGTGTTGAGGAATTGCAGAAAAAAGTACTTAATAACCAAAAAGAAATAAACCAGGCTAATGCTTTTAGCGAGCAGTTGACTAAACGAGCTTTAGTGGATCAAAAAGAAGCTATTGGATTGGATTATAAAGCCGAGAAAGTCAAAAAAGAAAAATCCGAAAGAGCCAAACGTGATGATGTTCAATTGGTGAATACATTGGAGCAAAACAAGTCCTTTTTGCAAGTATTGGAAGATCAGGTTAGAATATTCACCGAAGCGCAAAAAGAAGTTTCGGATACCTCGCAAGAGTATAAAAACTTCCAAAATGTTATTGACGGATTAAGACAATCTATAAGTCTAATAACAGATCCTGGAAAAGTTATAAAAGCAGATGTTTCCGGTTTGGCAAAAGGTCAAAAAGAGATTGAAGCCACAAACAAAAGTTTGGAGAAAATGAAAGAGATTTTAAACTCTTTCACGGATCAGTTTTCAGAAGGTTTTTTCTCACAGGCAGGACTTCCAACATTGTTTAAAATATTGCGTGACGAAATAAAAGGTTTCGGTATTGATGCAGCTACAACGGCATTGGCTACAACCGAAGCGTTTCAGGAAATGTTCAATTTAATAAATTCGGCAAGCCAACAGAATTTCGATGCCGAATACCAAAGGTTAGAAAGTCAAAAAACTATCGCAATTGAATTTGCCGGAGAAAGTGATGCTGCAAAAGCACAGGTTGAACGGGATGCTGAGCAAAGAAAAATTGCAATTCAGAAACGAGAATTAAAGGCACAAAAAGAAATTGCCAAGTTCAACATTATAATCGACACAGCACAGGCTGTAATATCCGCATTCGCTAATCCTGGCGGTGTTGCTGGTATTGCCTTAGCGGCTTTGGCGGTAGTAACGGGAGCCATACAATTAGCGGCGGTTAATGCTCAGCAAATCCCTCAGTATTGGGAAGGTGGAATCCATACAGGTGGTAAAATGATGGTAAACGACGATCCGCACGGCAGAAAAGGTTCTAATTTTAGAGAGGTCGTAAGAACACCTGACGGTAAAGTATTTAAGCCACAGGGTAAAAACGTAATTATGAACGCTCCGGCAGGGACTGAGATTTTCCCAGATTATAACGCTTGGAACCAGGAACAATATTTAAATTCTGTGCTTTTCGGATCAGGAATTGAGCCATTACAAGGAGTAATTTCTTACGAAAACAAAAAACAAGCGTCATTGGATACGGATCGTATTTTATCAGGATTGGGATATGTAGCCGAATCAATAAACAACAAACCCGTAGGCGGTATGGAAATTTCAGACGGTGAAATGAAATCTTACATTATCGTAAAGAATAAAAAATTGTACAAAGCCAATTGCGCCGCAAGAAATATCAGACAAGTATTCAAATGAAAATATTCCACTTAAATTTTAAGAATGAAGAGCAACCAGGACGCATAAGGATCACCGAGCCGATGCAAGCCGATGCTGGAATGGTAATCACAAACGAGCGTGATGGTTACGGAATGAATATTTCATTTGCAAGCGAAACAACTGACATTAAATTTATCAGGGGTTTTTTCGATCCCGCTGAACAGGAACAGGTTTTGCCGGACGGTACTGTTGTTATGGAAATGACAATGGGTTTTGAATGGTTGGAATTGTACAATAAAAAATACGGATGGAACGCAGATATTGAGTTTGAAGTTGAGGAAGGATCAACGTTTAAAACGATTGGAGCATTGGATTTTATAGGTGCTGAAATTAGCAAAGATGCTATTAAATGCAAAGTCGTACAGAATACCGAAAGAGCCAAAATAAAGCGCCGGGAAACTACGCAAATTGATGTTTATTCAAATAAGGACATTTCCGGAAAGCCTATAACACCGCTGCAATCGATTAAAATGCTTTTGAAAGCAAAACCCGTTACGGGTGTTAGTGTTTGGGAGCAAAGGCAAAGTTATCTGTTATTGGCCGGGGGTAGTATTTATTTCAATTTGGCGACTTACTTAACAACGGTCGGAATTGAGGATTCATTAGTTCCGTTTGAGGCGTTGGGCGGTTTTGGTGATGCACAAGCGGCTGGACGACAGTTCAAATATATTCGGGCGCAAACCAATCTCACCAATGTAAAAATACATTTCGATTTAGATATTGATTTCTTTTACAGGGTTTCGTTTCCTGCTTCAACGGATCAATCCGAGTGCTTTATCAGGGTTTATGCGCTTTGTTCTTTAGATCCTTACGAACTTACGCCGGACAGCGCAATTTGGAATCAGGAAATATATAAAAAGTCATTGTACGGACGCACAAACCAGAACTTCCACTTACCTGAAACTTTGGACGCTGATTTGCCGGATTGCCCAAAGGACTACTGCATTTCGATTATTTGGGCGTTATCCTGGGACACTGAGCATTTAGGGGAAACGGATAGCAGCGGTTACAATTTCGGTGAATTTTTAACCGTGCTTTTGAGTAGCGGAGTTTCTGTAATATTTCAGGACGTTTCAAACGGCACAACCTTAAACACCCGCACAAGTTGGTCGGTTCAAAAGTCTACATTCCAAATCACAGCAACACAAACCGCATTTGACAGTGTTATCTCAGGTGTTCGATATGGCGATTTGTTCAAACAGGCTGTTAAAGCAATAAATGGTCAAAGCGTTTCGATTCCAGAATTTGAACCAGGCGGCAGATATTACGACCAAATAGCTTTTAATGGGTACGGGATTCGTCAATTCACGGATAAACCGTTTTTGATTGACTTCAAAAAGATTTATGACGATTTAAAAGAGGTTAATTTCTGGTATCAATTAGCGAATTCAGGTGTAAAAATTCAGCATTACGATAACTTTTTCAGGGATTATGATATGGGCGGGTTTCTGCAAGCCTACCCGGTTGACTTTACCGAAATTAAGGACGATGAATATGCGATGAAT